GGACGACATGTGCCGTCTGATCCACCAGCGCAGCCCGGCCGCGATCAGGCGGATGGAAAGGCGGCGGGGGCTGATCTAGATGCCCACACGAATTCTCCGCGATGGGATCCTCACCAGCGAACGGGTCAACGACCTCGGTCCGCTGGAGGAGGTGTTCTATCGCCGGTTGATGTCCGTGGTCGATGACCATGGGCGGTATTACGGGAACCCCGCACTCATCCGTGCGGCGTGCTTCCCGCTCAAGCTGGACAAGGTATCGGACTCGGACATTGGCAAGTGGCTTCTGGTGACGGAAAAAGCGGGCCTTGTAAGACAGTATCTGGCGACAGACGGTAAACGATACCTGCAGCTGGTGGACTTCGGACAACGCATTCAAGCCAAGTCGAAGTTCCCCGAGCCCGACAATTCACCGAATTCCACCGTGACTCACCGTGAAGCACCGGGGGTCACTGGAAATAACGGTCTAGTCGGAGGCGTAGTCGAAGTCGAAGTCGGAGGTGGGAAAGCTACCCGCGGACGACGAAAGACCGAGACGCCAATCCCGGATGACTTCACGGTCTCTGACCGCGTAAAGCGCTGGGCAGCGGAAAAGGGCTATGCCCGCCTGCCTGAGCATTTGGAGGCCTTTCGCCTCAAGGCCGAGGCCAAGGGATATCGCTACGCGGACTGGGATGCGGCGCTGATGAACGCGATCCGAGACGACTGGGCGGGCATCGGGAAATCACAGAAATCCACCGTGAGTAACGGTGTTGCCGCATCGAGGCCCCTGCAATGACGAGAGCCAAAGACCAATCCATCCTGGAAATAGAGCGGACGCTGCTCACCACGCTCATGAACCGCCCGGGCGATTGCTACCGGGTGAACCTGACGGCGGACCATTTCCTGAGCGAGCAGCACGCGGACCTGTTCTCGGCGATTCGGGAGCGCACTGGGGAGAACAAGCCCATCGACGGCGTGTCGATGAACGACCACTTCGAGCAGCAGAACCGCCCGATGATGGTCGAGATCGTCTCGGCGTGCTGTTCCCTGTTTCCCACCGCCGTGCCAGAGGCTTATGCCCACCGAATCAGCACGGCCTGGCGGCAGCGGAAGGCCCGCGAGATCGGGATGGCACTGGTGGAATCAACGGACGAGAAGGCCGTGGATTCGGCCATCGCCTCGCTGATGAACCTCCACTCCATCGAGCAGAACCACGAGTGGGACTCGAAGCAGGCGACGAACGCCGCGTTCCGGGAACTGACCGTGATCCACGAGTCCAACGGCGCGCTGCCGGGTGTATCCACCGGCCTGGATGTCCTGGACGATAAGCTGGGCGGCCTGCACCGCGGTGACTTGATCGTGGTTGGGGGCAGGGCGGCCATGGGCAAGACGGCCTTCCTGGGTGGCTTGGCGCGGTCAGCGGCCATGACGGGCGTACCGGTGGGAATCATCTCCGGTGAACAGCCGGTGGAGCAGATCACCCTGCGCAACTTCGCCGCCATGGCTGACATCGATGCGGTGAAGTTCCGCAACGCGGGATTCGACGAGGCCGAGTGGGGTCGGGTGTTCGGCGCCGTGGCAAGCGCATCGGAACTGCCGATGTGGTTCCTGGATCGCTCGGCGCCGACGATGGCCGAGGTGGTGCGCGTGGCGCGGAGATGGAAGCACAAGCACGGCATCAAGGCCCTGTACGTGGACTACCTGCAGCGCGTGGTGGGCGAAGGGGAGCGAAAGCACGAGCAGGTCGGGTTCGTTGCCCGAGCCTTGAAGAACCTAGCCCGTGACTTGGACATCCCGGTCGTGGTGCTGGCCCAGGTGTCGCGCGCCGTCGAAGGCCGATCTAGCCAAGTCCCTCGCATGGGCGACCTCTCGGACTCCAGCGAAATCGAGAAGGAGGCCGATCAGGTCTTGATGCTCTTCCGTCCGGGCTACTACGACGAGGACGCGCCCAATGACGTGGCCCGCGTGATCGTCGAGAAGAATCGACACGGTCCTACCGGCTACGTGGATGTCCATTGGAACGGCGGCACGATGACGTTCCGGGATAGGCATGGGGAGACGGAAAGCCAGCCGTCCCGGCCGCCCGTCTACCACGGCATGCGCACATTCCCGAGGTCGTCATGACCACCTTCATCCTGAAGGAGGACAACGCGCGCGATCGCATGGCCGCGGCTTGGAAGTTTGCCTGCTCGTTCCTGGAGCTTGGCAAGCCGTGCAAGGTAACCATCGATGAGGCCAAGCCGTCTCGGACACTGGACCAAAACGCCTTGTTCCATGCCCTGTGTGGCGATCTCGCCGCCCAGAAGCAGTGGGCTGGGCAGCGGATTGATACCGAAGGATGGAAAAGACTCCTGGTCGATGCCTGGGCCAGGGCCGAGAACAAGTCGCCCGGCCATATCGTCCCGTCGCTTGATGGACAGTCGGTGGTCGCGCTTGGAATTCAGACGCGACGGTTAAAAGTCGTGGAGATGGCCGAACTCATCGAATTCACCTATTCCTACTGTGCTGAAAACGGTGTGGTCACCTACGAATCTCGGAGAGCCGCGTGAAGCGCTCCCGACCACGCTCCAGCGGCATCCGACGCGCCGCCATGGGTCAGCCATGCATGGTCCGTCTCCCAGGCTGCGATGGGGGAGGGGAGACGACGGTACTTGCACACTACCGGCTAGCCGGCACCTCAGGCATGGGCCTCAAGCCCGATGACGAGCAGGGCGCGTTCTGCTGCGCCGTGTGTCACGACATCGCCGATGGGCGCCGCCCGCTGCCGATGGGCTATACGAGAAACGACGTGCGGCTTGCGCTGGCTGAGGGCGTGTTCCGGACGCAGGCGTTGATCCGCGGGGAGGCCGCATGACCCGCAAATCGAAGAAGGATGCCAACCACAACGAGATCGCTCTTCGGTTCATCCAGCTGGGATGCTCGGTCGTTCAGGTCCACGACGCCGGAATTTCCGGACTACCTGACCTGGTGGTGGGGTGCATCGGAAGGAATTTCCTCGTAGAGGTGAAAAATCCGGAAACACGGTATGGGCGCGCCGGGCTCAATGGCAACCAGACGGCCTTTGCGCGCGACTGGCGGGGCGCAGCGGTGATCCATGTCTGCTCGGTCGATGAAGCTACGGCCGTCGTGCAGAACTGGAGGCGTGCGGCATGAACCCGGCCAAGCCTACCGGTTACGAGAACACGCCCCTGGCTGAGCTGCGCCTTCTCCGCGGCAATGCTCGCCGGGCCAGGTCCGACGCCCAGGCCACCATGGTACGGATCGCCCGGGAGTTGAAGCGGAGAAACGGTGGTCCGCGGGAGGTGCGCGATGGCCGCACGCGCCCTTGAGCCATGCAGCAAGAAGAAATACCCAAGCGCTCGAGCCGCCAAGCGCGTACTTCACGATCTTCAGCGCCGCCGCCGTGGCGAACAGCGCGCCTACCAGTGCGAGTACTGCAAGCACTGGCACCTGACCAGCCAACTGAGGGGATGGCGATGACCGAACTGACGCTCCTTGAACGTAAGCCACGGCGGGTTATACGAAAGCATGAGCGTCCGAATCGAGGCGCACACCGGCAACTCACCCGTTCCATGAAACCGATAGGAAGCGTCATCGGCGCCGACATGAATGTCCTTACCCAGACCATCCTGCGCCGGATTCGCCAGCATCGGCATGCGACGAATGGCGGAAGCTACGTTCTTGGCGATCAGGCTGGGAACGTTTACGTACTTCCGATCGTCGTTCCCACCACGGCGCCCGCGCTGGCCCTTCATGAGAACTGGCTCTTAGGCTCCTATGCCAGTGGGATCCGGTGTTCCTACCCTCTAGAGAAGGACCTCAAGAACGACTTGATCCAGCATTTCCACGATCTTCGGGTGCTCACCCTTTCTCCAGAGATGGCCGCGTCGATCGAAGGCTATCGGCAGGTGGGGCCATGCTGAAGGCCCGGGCGCGGTACGACTGGAGTGACGGCCATTGGGTATCGCCACTGTCTCCTGATCAGTGGCTTGGCTTGCAGATCGCTTTTGCCCTCATGGGAGGGTGGTGATGGCTATTAACGCCAAGACGACCGACTGGGAGCGCATTGAGGCCGATTACCGGGCCGGGCTCCTTTCTGTCCGGGAGATTGCGTCAGCCAACGGGGTGAGCCACGTAGCGATCGCCAAGCGCGCCAAGCGGGACAGGTGGGAGCGTGACCTAACGGCCCGCATCAAAGCCAAGGCGGAGGCGCTGGTTACCAGTCGCACGGTTACCAAGGAAGTTACCAGTGAGCGGGCGGAAGCCGATCGAGCGATTGTCGAGGCCAATGCAGAGGTCATTGCCAGCGTTCGGCTTGGGCACCGCAAGGACATTGCGCGGGGCCGAACCCTCGCCATGGCCCTGCTGCAGGAATTGGAAGCACAGACCGGAGACGTCGATTCGCTGCAGCTTCTGGGCGAACTCATGAAGGATCCGGATGAGAAGGGCCTGGATAAGCTCAATGAGCTTTACCTGAAGGTCATTAGCCTTCCCGGGCGCACCAAGACGCTGAAGGACCTCGGTGACACGCTCCACAAGATGATTGGCCTCGAGCGCGAAGCCTATGGCATCCAGCCGGGTGACCAGAGTCCGAATGGAGGCGCCGCGCCGCAATTCATCATCATGCCGGTGGCGCCCAGGCCGGAATGACCTACTTCGCCCCTCAGATCCCCATCCAGATACCGGTCAAGCTTCTCTCGGTGCTAGAGCCCCGTCGCTTCAAGGTTTTGCGCGGTGGTCGCGGTGGAGCGAAGTCCCATACGGTGGCGCAGGTGCTTTTGGCGATGGGGGCGCAGAGAAAACTCAGAATCCTGTGCGTCCGTGAGGTGCAGAAGTCCCTTGCCGAATCATCGATGCAGGTACTGAAGGATTACATCGATCGGATGCAGCTTGGCGGCTTCTATACGGTCCTGAAGACTGAGATCCGTGGCGCCAATGGAACTACCTTCTCCTTTGCCGGCTTGCGGGACCATACCGCCGAGTCGATCAAGTCATGGGAAGGCGCAGATATTGTCTGGGTGGAAGAGGCGCACAGCGTAAGCGCCCATTCGTGGCACATCCTGATCCCGACCATCCGCAAGGCTGGCTCGGAGATTTGGGCCACCTATAACCCGAATCAGGAAGACGACTACGTCCACAAGCGGTTCGTCATCGACGGCGATCCAGACGCCTTGGTCATCGAGATCAACTGGCGCGATAACCCCTGGTTCGGCCAGGAGATGGATGCCGAGCGCCGAAAGCTGAAGGCGATCAATGACGACCTTTACGAGCACGTATGGGAAGGGAAGTGCCGGAGCCTGGCGGGCTTGTTGTTCAAGCGCCGCTGGTTCCGCTACTTCGACGCCATCCCTGAGATCAGCCATTACATGGCCAGCGACTATGCAGTTACGGAGGACGGCGGCGACTGGACCGAGCATGGCGTGGCGGGGCTCGATGAGCATGGCGAGCTGTATTTCGTGGATTGGTGGAGTGGCCAGACCGAGCCCGATGAATGGATTCGCGGCGCCATCAGCCTGATAAAGCGCCACAAGCCAAGCATTTGGTTTGACGAGAACGGAGTGATTCGGCGGTCTCAGGACGCCGAAATTACCCGGATCATGCGCCGCAACAAGGCCCTCGTTTACCGGGAAGGCCTTACGTCAGCTGGCAATAAGGCGGAGCGTGCCCTTGGATTCGCCGCGCGCGCATCCGTCGGAGCTGTGTGGCTTCCCGACCCAAAAGTATTCCCAGAGCATAAGGAATGGGTAGAGCGCCTTGTCAACCAGCTGTGCAGTTTTACGGGTGAGGACGGTCGTGTCGACGACATGGTCGATGTCTGCAGCCTTATGAGCCGCGGGCTTGATCGTATGCACGATGCAGAGCCACCCAGGACCGGCAAGGAAAAGCCCGTAGTGCCATTCAGCCGCGAACACATTGAAGGCCTCGATCGCATGCGCGCGCGCGAGGAACAGGAAAAGAAGAGGTATTACCGATGAGCACGCCCATGGATACGACTCCAGCCCAGCCGTTCTCCGCCGGCGTGCTATCCGCCGCTGAACCTTATGAGGATCCGCAGGCCAAGGCGCAGGAATGCGCCGATGTGAAGCGCTGGTTCAAGAAGATCGAGACGGCACGGAAGTTCGACGAGAACGCCCGTAAGCAATACGCCACGGATCGTCGATACGCTCGCGGGGATAGCGGCGAATTCGAGGTCGACGTGCCCATCGCGGCCTCCTATATCCAGGTCCTGCAAACCTTCCTGTATGCCCGCGACCCTGACCTGGATGTGCTTCCAGCGCCGGCTACTGAGCCACCTCCGGCCGACGAAGTAGCGCGCATGGCCCGCCAACGTCTGCAGCGGGATCCAGCTACTGAGGCGCAGCTTCATCAGGTTGGTGACGATGCCGCCAATGCGGCCGCTAACCAGAAAGCCGCGATGGTGGCCCAGCTAACCCCCATCGCCACACATGCCATCCAGGCTAACGGCGGCCAGCTACCGGACCCGAGCAAGCTGCCGCCGGTTCCGCAGCCACCTGACCCCCAGGCTGCCAGTGAGACAGCCATTCGGGGAAAGTTCGACGAGCTGGTCAAGTCGGCCACGGACAAGCTGGCTGAGCCGTACCAGAAGCGCCGGGACGATGCGAAGCAGTTCGGAACCACGCTCGAGCTGGTCATCTCCCGGTTGTGGAAGAAGGCCAGGCTTAAGGAACAGGCTGAACCGTTCGTGGCGTCCGCGCTGACCATCGGCATTGGCTGGCTGAAGTCCAGCTGGCAGGAGCGCCGCGGCCGCGATCCCCTGATCGAGAATCAGATCAACGACCTTCAGGACAATCTAGCGCGCGTTGACGCCATGCGCGCCGAGCTGGCCGATGGCGACGTGGCCGATGTTGACGCCCAGAAAGCAGCCATCGAGCAGCAGATGCAGGGCCTGGTCGCAAAGGTCGAAGTGGTTCTCGCGCGTGGCCTCGTCATTGACTTCGTGAACGCCGAAGACATTCAGGTCGCCATCCCGGTGCGCAATATCTCCTGCTACAAGGACGCGCCATGGATCGCTCATCGGACCTTCAAGCCGATTGACGACGCCAAGGCCATGTGCCCCGAGCTTGGGGACAAGCTGTCGAGAGCAACGATCTATACCGCCCGCAAGCCGGTGGATGCCGCCGAGAGGCGCGACGTCGGAGCTATGGCGGCAGTCACACCCGAGGACGCCGACGCCTACAAGAAAGGGGCAGGCGGCAGCGTGGCCGGTCCTGAGGACGGCGACGTCTGTCTCTGGGAGGTATGGAACCGCGACTCGAACATGGTTATCACCCTGATCGAGGGCCTGGACTGCTACGCCGTAGCGCCCTATGCGCCGAGCCCAGGGACGACAAGGTTCTATCCCTTCTTCCAGTTCACGATCGGCATGGTGGACGGCGAGCGTCATCCCCGCAGCCTGATCACCCGCTCGCAGCGCCTGCTGGACGAGTACAACCGGACCCGGTCGAATTTCGCTGAGCATCGCCGCCGCATCAAGCCGAAAACGGTCTTCGACTCGAGCAACCTTGACGAAGAACAGGCGACCAAGATCGAGGGCGGCGGCACCCAGGAAATGGTCGGCGTTAAGCCGCTGCGCCCTGGCACACCGATGCGCGACCTTCTGGCTCCGGTTGCCTATGCCCAGATCGACCCGGCTCTCTACGACACCGCACCCATCCGTGCCGAGTTGGAGATGGTTTGGGGCGTGCAGGAAGCCCTGTCATCGTCGATCCAGACCGCCAAGACTGCCACCGAGGCTGAGATTCAGGACAGCGGAACGAAGTCGCGCACCAGTTACATGCGCGACGGCCTGGATATGGCGATGGGCGAGTTGGCCGAATACAGGCCGTCGCGCATGTAACT